ATAGGTTGCATCGGGTGCTACAATATCCTCACTCCCCTCTGCAAGTATTTGAGTAGTCGATAGTACGTTGTCCGCTGTATCTTTTAGGGTAGCTGTTGAATCGGCTATTGTTTGGTCAAGGCTGCCACCGCTTGGAATAGTTCCTGAGTATAGTATGTTATCGTCTGTGTCTGTTATTTGGTAGTCAGCATCCGCACACGTTACAGGGTCAATCGGTGTAATGTATACAGGAACTGAACACCGACCATGCGAGGGAATCTCAAAACGAATATCGGCATAGTAGCCTACAAGGTTATCAAGTTCACGATCAGAAACAAATATACCTGTAGGGTCTTCTTTAATCTCAATGTCATCTACTCCGTAATCATTCCACCATACGCGAATGTCACGCAATATTAAACTCGTATCGTTTGCGTTTTCCAATACATCTGAACGGTCATCATTAATTCGCTCGTAAACGTATATCCGCAAAGTATGTGCGTTCATTGCTCTACCTACTTGCACGTCAATAGGCGCAACAAATAGCAACGGAAAAGAATCACTTTCCGTAATGACTGGAGCGCGATGATCGTCCGCTTCGAACTTGATAGCTTTTAGTTGACCATGCCCCGCAACGAAAGCTGTTAAAGCGTCTTTAATAGTTATGAGCGTATTTATAGCCATGTTGTATCTGTTCTGAAATTAAGTTCGTTATCCGGGGCTTTAATCTCTTTGTTCAGCTTATCGGTGTATAGCGGAAACTCGTCCTTATTCAATTCAAGAAACGCCCTCATATTACCCTCGTAAACCTTAGCGAATTTTAACACGTTGTTTCGTATGTATTCCACCGCTGCGATTCCCTCACTTGCTGAATAGTCACCGCTTTGAGATTGTAGACCTTTGTTCGAAACGCGAAAGGATAGATTCGGTATAGCGTCATAAGCTGCATAAAACGCCGTTACGAACTGAATGAACTCGATCAATTCGTCCTCTTCTGCTGAGGTCGTACCCGCGTTAAATTTAGTCAGCAAATCGTTTGTAAAGTTGTAGCCTAATATCGGCTGTACATACGTCTTTACCGACATTGGAATAAAAGGTGCAAGGTCTTTCGCATCTACGTTTTGCGTGATGTGCGTGTTCGTCTTTAAAAAAGTTTCTGTTACAAAGTAAATCATTCCGCTGTCAATAAAGTGTTAATAGTTTCTTCGTCTACTCCGTACGCTGCTAATCGTGTTCGCGCTAATGGCTCGGCTAATCGACCTTTTGAAAAGTCGCGCATGATTCGCATCATGTCCATGTTGTCCTTAGCGGATAGACCTTTTAAAGCATCGTTTACCGTTGGTTGTTGTGCTGCCATTTGCTCAGGCTTCAAACCCTCTTGAATAGCTTCTTTAACAGTCAAAATATCCGTATCTTTAATTGTCAAGTAAATATCAAGACCGCAAATTGTGCGGAGGTTGTTTAGGAAATCTTCAACGATCATTCGATTGTCCTTTACCCACAACTTTTTAAATTGCTCGGCTGCAAATTCCTTTTCGTCTTGCGCACCTAACGAACCTTGGATACGAACACCCATCAATGCGGGGTCTAAGTTGTGTGATATTGCGACCTCTTCTTTGTACTCCTTACTTGTCTGCTCAAATAGTGCGTGATTGTCTGTGGTACTTACTACGTCAATTTCAGGCATTAAGTCGCGCGATTGCGCCTCAACCTTCATTGCACGTCCGTAGTTCTTCGCGCCCTTTGCGTTTTTACGCATACCATTCTCCCATGTGTGACGCTCATCGGGGGACATTACATAAGGGTATTTGTAGATTACGCTCGGCTGTATTCCGTTTTCAATAGCTGACTTATGCAATAGCGCGATGTCCGCGCCTACCTTTTGCCAATTGGCTGAACTTGCCCAGTCAGGCATACCGTATGCTTGGAATCCTCCGACATGGTTTTTAATTTCTACTACTTGCCACTCGTCCGTGTTACCTGGTGCGTATGGCGACAATGTCATTTGCGATGAACTACGTGTCCAATCACGAGAATAAAAGTAGTGTGTTGGCTTGTCAGAAAATAAACCAACGTGCGTATTACGGATATGTTCGGGGTCTACAATTTTAAAATGCGTGTACTTTTTGTATTGCTTATTGTAGTGAACAAGTGCGATAGCTCTACCGTGCTTAATCCAATCCAATGTAACGCGCTTCGATGCGTTAGGTAGTCCGGACATTGTTTCAAATTGCTTGATTGCAATCTTATCCGCAACGCTTAGATTTTCGTATCCGTCCCATTCGTAACCGTTACCGATTAGAGAATATTTTTTAAAGTTGCAGCACGCTTGGTGCATTGGTGCTGAAATGTACAATTGATTTAAAATCTGCGGGTACAAATTCTCTTCTCCAAAGAATACCCATTGAAAGCCCCGCGAAAAATAGTCATCTACAAACGGCTGCGACAAGTCAAGCCCCTCCGTATTGATTGAACGGAAACATTCAATTTCTCTATTTTCTACCTTTGGCGCTTCTGCCTGTGGTGTATTTCTACTAAACCAACCCATATTAATTTCCTATTTGTTCTTTAACTACAATAAAACCGCGCTGCAAAATACGCCCGGTTGTCGCGTTTACGTCTAATGTTTGGACGCTACTTTCATACACTTTATACGACCATTCGCCCGCAATCAAATACACCTCACCGCTTAAATTATCCGCGTTGTTCGTTTCGGTAATTACAAAAAGGTCGTAACGTGGATTTGATACCGCTTGATTCTGAACTGAACACACGGCTGTCGTTTCTTGTACCGCGAATTTATTTGTAAACACAATTAGAAAGTACGGATTTGCAAGCTGTGAACGCTCGGAAACCGTTACCACTACATTATTAATTGTGTTCTTTTCTAATACAAAATTGCTCATCTAAAAGTATGTGTCAAAAAAAAGGGGTCTGTTAGAACAAACCCCTAATTTTAATTAAATAAAACGATTACAAAAGACCTGCGATAATTGCTGGGTCAACTTGGTACATCATGTGACGCTCGTTTTCTGAGGTCAATGTAACAGGCATTTGCTGTCCCGCTGCTCTTGTGTTGTTAGTTGTCGTTTCGTTTGCTGACAATCTTAGACCTTGATCAGAACCAAGCATCCAATAGTCACCGTTAAAGTCTTCAACGATTGCGATAAGGTCACGACGACCAGCTGCCAATAACATAATAGCGTTTCTCTTTCTCAAATCAATTCGACGGAAGCCCATCTCTAAAGTCTGTGAGTAAGAATGTGTATCCGCTACTAAATCACCTGACCACGCTTGGCTAAACATTGACGTATCTTTCGGGAAAGTGAACTCTTCGAAAGTTGTAGTCGCTGCCATTGTAACCGCTGTTACTTCGCCATCCGTGTCTGCTGCTCCTGTTGACGTTACCGTTAACGCTGTCACATCTTCGAATGAAGCTATTAACGCACGTTTGATTGCTCCGAGGTTATTATCTCCGCAATCTTTAGGTATACCTACTACTGCACTACATACTGCCATAATTTCTATATTTTAAAGGTTAGTAATTTAGGGGGGCAACAACCGCCGCCCCCCGTTTTAAAATTATAGAGCATGGAAATAAATCTCTTCAGCGTTAGTGAACGTTGGTTGGAACTTGAAGTCAACACGAACACCGATTTTACGGTCAAGTGTAGTCTTCATGAAGTCAACGATGTTGAATCCTAACTCCTCATCCAAAAGGTCTTGGATGTTCACAAGGTTGTTCCAATAAGTAGCGATGATTACATTGTCAGACGCTCCGTCAGCTTTGTAAATAGATACCCCTTGGAACTTCAATTCAACGTCTTCAACGTAGTACAATCCTGACGCTTTGTTGTCAGATACTGCATCAGCCAAAGCATCGTAAACATTCGTAGCAACGATATAAACGAAATCCTTTCTACGTCTTACTGCTTTAGGAAGTACGTTACGCGCTTGCTTCAATTTCGCGATTACGTTAGCGTCTGTAACTGCTGAAGCAACACCACCGTTACCAACTGTTGGAACAAGAATGTTGGCATCTGCTGCCATTAACGTTTCCAATCCATCAACACCGTTTGTTGCAACAGTACCTTGGAAAGTGATGATTTCCATTTGCTCAGTCAATTCCTCTGCCAATTTCTCAAAGAAGAAGTTCATGAATGCGAACTGCTGATTGAAAGAGTTTGACCCTCTTGTCAATTGGTCAGATACGAAAGACTCTTCCAATGACTTAACACAGAAAACTGTTCCGTACATCAACGGCTTAACTTCGTATTCCTTCTGTGAAATCGTTGTATCGTCTGGGTCAAAGTCACACGCTCCAGGCTTGATTGTTACAGTAGTAACATCAACACCTCCAAGGTTTACACGGTCTTTAACACCCAAAAGAGGACGGAACTTTGAACGTGTTTTCTCGTCACCGATCATTGCCTTACGGAAATACTCAGTCGCGTTTGTAGTGTATGCTGCTGACGGGTCAACAGTCATTGCCATTTGGATTTCTTTACCCTCTGCTGTTTCAGGATTGAAGAAAGCCTTCTTCGCTGATGCGAAATCTTCTTTAGAAAGATTGATTGTTTTACCTCCCAAGTTGAAAGATAGTTCGTTTACTCTAGCCATTTTTATTTTTGTTTTTTGGTTGCATTAATACCATCTGAAATACGTCTCCACATTGGGCGATTATCAGACATTTCAACAGGCACATCCTCCATTTTAGGGGCTGCCAATTCACTTTTCAGTTTAGCGATTTCAGACATCAATTCATCTTGTGCCTGTTCTAATTTCGCTAGTCTGTCATCTTCAACAGGTGCTTCAACTGCTGGCACATGCTCAGTTAATACAGTAGGCTCTTCTTCTTTTACCTCTTCTGCCATTACTTCGGGTGCTGCTTCTTCAACTACCTCTTGAATTACTTCTACTTGCTCAGGGGTTACCTCTTTCGTTGATACCACTACACCGCCCTCGACAACATAGATAGTACCATTGATAAGATGTTCACCGTCAGGCAAGACGATTTGTTCTTTCTCCATTTTACTTAATTTAACGATTGATAAATTCATTAATGCCTCTATTGAATAGGCGTGTTTCTTATTTCTTTTGATTTCGTTTTCCCAGTACGCTTTATCTGTGATTTGAGAATGAACGAATAGCGTGCCGATAGGATTTCTTTCAATGCTTAGATTGAACTCCTTGTATGCTTTGTCTTCTGCGCTTTCACTTATCCAAGCGTCGATAACGTTTGCGGGTGCTGCGCCTCCGTCGTGTGTATCTTTGAATAGGTCTTCTTTGGATAGTAATTCTTTTGATAGTGCTACCTCGTAAAGGTCTCTGATTGAGTCCTTACTGAAGACCATATTGTAACGCCCTATTTCATCATTACGAAATATCTTCTTTTCGGGAATCAATAGAGGTGCTACAACTTGCATCTTCTCATCTGCTGAAAGGAACGCATTTAAAGTTGTTGCCATTCGGTCATCCAATCGCGATATAACTTGTGGCACGAATCCAACGCGTCTTACTTCGTCATCTTCAAAGTCTTCAAAGAATATTTTACGCTTCCATACGTGACGGCATCCATAAGAACCTTTGTAATCGAAAATGGAATAGTTGCCAAATTCAGGATTTGATAGCCCGTTAATTATTTCCTCTTCGGTGTATAGCCTACCTAATGAAAGTACCTCTTTGCAAAAGTCGCGCGTCTTATCGTCGCTCGGTCCGGAATACTCATAACGTACTAACCATTGACCGCCACCGCCTTTCTTTGGAAAGTCGTTATAGCTTTCTGAATCAGTAGGGGAATTAAGATTGATTTCACGTGCCTCTAAATACTCTTCATCTGTTACCTCTTTCCATGTTTGAGGTTTCACAACTCCGCACCCTTTAAGATATTCAAGTATTGCTTTCTGAATTTCGTCAGTTACGACAATTCTTTCGTCATGTTCCGACAGCATTATGCCGACCTCGTCAATCGCGGGGTCAGGTACAAAGGCAACATTACGCCATCCAAAGGCTGGAGGCGCACCCTCACGGGTTGGTTTTAACGTTACGTAATAAGTAGCGATTTCGTCCATTCACTACTATGTGTCAAAAATTACGTTTTGTTAGATTTTTTATAAGATAATTGATTGAATGTTAAGAATAAATTTGAATCTAAAATGCTGTCAAACTTTGTAACGTCCCCATCTGAAAGGATATTCAGCATTGTTAACCATTGGTTGCTGCTCTGTTTTTCACGCTCTTTCATTTCCTTTTCGTATTCAATACGTTCTTCATCCGTTAAATTATTAACATCTACCCCCTCGAATGGGTCTTTAAATAGTTCGTAACTATCGAAGAACGTTTCTCTGAATTTTAGGTATTTTTTGCAAGCCCCGTAGATTTGGTTAACAGGCATTTCGTCAATTAGGTTTGCGCGATAATCTACGTTAACATTTCGGTATGGCTCAATAGTATCCTCAAAAATACCGCCTTTTGTTTGTGTAAGGTATAGCGTTGCGGCTATCTTGTGCAAGTTCAAATCAAACGATTCAGAAACATATTCCTCTAAGTTTATAAACTGCATTAACGTAAACTTCGAAGAGTCGATAAGGTGTAAATCTACACCGCTAATACTGATCGTTTCGCTATACCTTTCCGTTAATGCTGCTTTCTTTTGTGCCTCGGTGTAGGCTTCGATTAGTCGGTTAGGTTTCCAGTGCTGAACGTCTAAGGGGTCAAGGTCTTGAATGATTGATACTAAGTGTATCATTTTCTCAAACAAACCTTCCACCCCCTCGGAATGAATTTCACGATACTGCGCTACTTTGAGCATCTACAAGCTGTTGAATGTGGTCAAGAATGATACGCGACAATTGGAAGATAACCGGGGCTGCAACGTCTGCATTAACCGCATCGCCAAATAGCTTCGCTTTATGTTCGATGTGCGCATCTGTATAGTGTTCAGTATCGGTCAACTCTACGTCTTTATAAATCAAAGCAAATGCCTTGTGACCCCATGCGCCACCCTTTACTGCCATCTTTTCAATCTTCGATAAGTCTTTGGCTGTGATGTCAAGTTGACCCTCTTCAATTGGACATTCATACACACGCCCGTTGACTTCAATACGCGGCTGTATTTCGTTTTGAATATTGGTAATCGTTACCGACTGAACCGCCTCAGTGAACTTAGAAATTGTAATAACCTCAACCAATTCTTTACTGCCTAAAATCGAAAGTACATCAAGCCATTTCTCTGTAAAGTCTGTACTTGGGTCTTCCAATATGTGACTAATTTTCGCCAACTCATTCAGCGTAACTTCTTCGCCTAAATTGCGGAGGTTGTAATCTTTGCCCTTAACTGTGATTTTTTTCATATCAATTTTTTACGCTAAAGTAACTCTTTGTTGTGACATTTGCAACTCGTTACCTTTGTCTTGTATATCGTGGTAATCTACAACAATAACACGTTCACGCATCGCTTCGCCTCCAGCGTTTTGACCTACTCCGTTATTAAGGTTCATTTGTGGTGTTTGCTGTACTTGCTGTTGTCCCATTGATGGAGTAGCGCTACCACCTAAAGCACCGCCACCGCCACCCGTAGCACCACCACCACCGCCACCGCCAAACCTAGCCGCTGCAATCTTTGCGATATTTGCTGCCGATGTAGCTATGGCAAATGTTAGCGAAGCTATACCCGCTGGGTTTGGTACAGGTCCAATAGCTACAGGAGATTGAGATAAAGAAGCTGTAATTGCCTTATATCCATCAATCACAGCCATACCTAAATTCATGGCTTTCTGAATGTTAAATTGTCTTTTTGCTCTTTGTTCTTTAGACTTTTCGTCCTGTTTACCTAGACTGTTTGTTAGTGCAAAAATACCTTCTGATAATGCCACAACTGAATCTCTATATTGCTGCTCAATAGTTGCCTTTTCTGCTGCTGCCTTTGCTGCGTCTTCAACTTGTTTTGCTGCAAATTCTTGATTCTTTTTAGCCATTTCGGCAGCACCTGCAATTACGGCTTGCTTTTGCTTTTCATCTAACTCAGCTTTTTTATCGGCTGCCTCTTTTTCTGCTGCGGCTTTTTCATCTAAATATTTTTTATCAATTGCGAGATCAGCTTCATATTTTTGCTTTTTAAGGTTAAAAACTAACTCGTCTTTCTCAGTCTGTAATAGCTTTTCGTTCTTCTTGGTATCTTCGATTAGTCGCGCGTATTTTATTTCATTCTCTTTAATTTCCTTCTCGATACCCTCTTTCATCAATTGTAGTTCAGCGTCCTCAATAGCTCGTAAAGCTGCCAATCTGTCAGCCGCGTATTGCGCCTGTTGTGCCTTTCGATTTGTTGCCGCCGTAGCCCGTTCTTTTGCTTTGTCTTCATTCGCTTTCTTTTCGTCCGCTAACTCTTGTGCGTTTATTGCTTGTACCTCTTGACGTGCTTCGCGTATGCCTGTTTTTAGTTCAGCCATTGCTTTACGAATCTCATCGGCTTTCTCCTTTGTCAAAGTTCCCGCCGCTCGCATTGCTATTATCTGCGTGTTGAGTGCCTCGTGTTGTTGCTCCGAAGTTTTTATAATAGCAAACTGTTTTTGGCGTTCTAAGTCGGTTGTATCTTTACCAGCTATCTTCGCCATTCGTATTTCATGGTCGTAGGCATCCGTTACTTTTTCACGCTTCTTTTCGTGTGCCGCTGCTACCTTTTCCTGTCGCTTCGCCTCTTTGTTTGCGTTGTCTTCGCTTGCATAATCGGTCAATCCTAACCAATCAAGTAGGTCTTTAAGTGATTGAATAACGAATCCTATCGCATCCCCTACGGCTTTGAAGATAGTTTTTAAGATACCTAACTCATCAAGCAAGGCAATGACCCCCGCTACAATTGCAGCCACAACCGCTGCTATTAAGAATAACGGATTTGTAAGAATGGCTTTACCAAGTGTTAGGAATGTGCTGCCCAAATCCTTGACCGACTTAATAGCGTCACCGAATGTAATGGACTTGGCAACCGTAGCGAATGACTTTGCGCGAGCTGCTGCCTTGTCAAAATCAAGGTTTTTAATAGCACTACCAATTTCCCCTAAACCGTTAGACGCTTGTTCATATTTAGACCCCGAAGCAAATACGTTCACTTGCTCGTTTATGTCTGCCATTTGGTCTTTAAGTTCAGCAGCTTTCTGCGTGAGTTTCGTGAACTCCTCACTGCCTTGATCCATCCGTTGTAGTTGTTGGATAGTCTCTTTTAACTCAGCCTTTAAACTTTTTACAGGCTTGTCATCCGCTTGGATGTTTATCTTTATCGTGTGTTCGTTTGCCATTACAGTATTATTTTCGCGTTATAACCTAAATCAATAAACTTAGCAGCTGAGTAACTCAATGCCACATCTAACGACTGAACCTCTGTTTCAAGAATTACAAAATCGAAATTTAACGTTTGTATTGTAGTGTCGATTTCTTTCCCCTCGATAAATTTATCGTGATTTAGATACGTCTTAAATGATGCTACAATAGTTCGCCCGTCAGGATTAGCTGTAAACTGCATACGCGCGTACACATTCGGCAACTCTATATCAGTACCTTTTATGAAGATGTCCTTTCCTTCAAGTTTATATTCTTGCCCTTCTTCGTTTGCCAGAACCTTGTCTGTTCCTTTGCTTAGTAGTAGTCCCATTAGTCTATTCTTTTATATTTTAATATTGAGCCTTTCCAAGTTCGTGATATTCGACCTGCTCCCGCTTGGTTGTTGGCGAATCGAAAATGTAATGTGGCATTTGCTGAAGCGTAAAAATTATGAGTAAAAGTCGTAGTCATCAACTCGTCTAAATTATTAGTGAAAGCACCACAAGGCACTGTTGAGGTAGATATAGTATTACTTGCTGTTAATGGTTGAAAACCTAAAGCTCCATTAGTACTAAATCTTAAGGACATTCCTCTTCCCCTCATTAACCCAGTTGATAATGCTAAAGCAAATTTATAATTAACAGATGAATTGTTTGCCGAATAACATAAATTCATCTCAACCATATAATGCCCACCCGCCACAACTGAAAACTGTAAATCTGTATCATTGACCAACGTTGTGCTATTCGTTACATCTTGATTCGCACTCTTAACTATTGTAGTCCATCCCGCTGGGTCTGCTGCCGTAGGTGTAGCCCAAGTGTTATCACCTCTTAAAAAGGTAGTGTTGTCAGCCGTTCCCGTTGCGCTTAGTTCGTCAAGACCGATAGTGTCGTTATCAATCGTCCATGTAGCACCCGAACCGCTTACCGTGATGTCGCCCTTGTCTCCATCTGATACACCGCTACCCGTAACCGTTAAGTCGCCATTTCCTAAAATACTGTCCCCGTTTATTGTCTTCATATTAATATACGCTTATTGCCCACCATTGGCTGCCATCACTTACTATCTTTGTCGCTGCTCCCGTTGGCACTAATAAATTTGCCGCCCCCTCAATTAACTGACCTCCTACGGGTTGAAATCTTGCAGTCCCCGCACTTACATTTTTTAACAGATATTCAACACCAACTCCAACATTTGCATTTGGTAAAGTTACGATAGTTGCAACAGTTGTAATAAGTCCATAATCTGAATTATCTATTGTGTATGTAATTGTGCTTAACGTTTTCCATTTCTTATTGGGAATGTAGTTACCTCCAATGTTTGGCGTTAAGTCATCACCGATTATCTTTGTACCTCCCGCGCCTGTTAACACTTCGTTACGGTTACCCATAATCATAACGTCATCCGATAGTACCGTGTTTTGGTCTCCCGTTACTTTTACTTTGTTGCCCGTAATTACATTGTACTTACCATCAATCGAAACATCACCCTCTCCAATGATAATATTCGTATCTTGAGAATAACTTTTATTAAACGAATTTAGTGCGATGCCTATGTTTAATGTAGTGCTACCGCTTGGACGTACAGGACGCACTAATTTTAATCGCGTCTTTTCATCTGCTGTAACCAATTCGACCTTGGTTAACGTTCGCTTTCCGCTGTTGTATGCGCTGACCTTTGAGATGAAAAACCAACCGTTATCGCGAATAAATATCTTCCAATCTAAGTTTTTTGATAGCTTCTGAAAATCCGCTTCAGTCAGATTGAAATAGCCTACCAACTTCGAACCCTCGTTGATCGTGGTTAGTTCGTTTTGGTAGTGCAAGTTGTAAAGGTAGTTAGTCGTTTGCCCTAATTGGTAGCCGTGAAATAATACGTTTGGCGCGTTGTATAGTATCGCGAAGTTTGGCGTAAAGTCATTGTCAAACATTGACGTATTGCAATACTCATCAATAAGCGCAACCGCTGAAGGATTAATTACAATGTCATCGTAAAAAGGGTATGGCGAAACTGTACCCACCCCGTTATGTAATAGCACGCGCAAATTCATGTCCGGGTTTATACCGTTGATTGCTGGTAATGGTACTCCGATAGCCGCACCAATTGACGGTGTAGGGGAATACAATAAAGTTCGTGTATCTGTATCGGTTGTGTATTCGTTGTCCAATACGATTGTAGTTTGCCCGTAGGTTTCCATAAACTCCGATTGATATACCGAATTTATTACGTCCTTATCCTCTTTGTATTTATAGACTTGTCTTTGCTTTACATCGTTTGAAAGGAATGTAATTGAGTTTGGTTTGTCCTCTGCAAATTTGTAAGTCCAGTCCCATTCGCTCCCATCTTCGTAGTACTTATCACGCGTCTTGATTATAATGTTTGTAGGGTTATCTGTGTCAGGGACAAAAACCAAGTTATAAGTATCTTTGATTGCGCTAATCAGATCGCGTTGTTTAATCTTCTTTGGAATGAATGCGTCGATGTTTACGCCCACCCCGCTACTCAATTCCACGATGTCTGCAGTCGCTTTAAACTGCAAGTCTGTAATATTAATATCAAACTGCAATATTACTAAATCCGATGACCCCGAGTCTTTTACCAATACCGCTTCACCAAGTCCACCCGATCCGAGAATAGCGTTACCAGCCGCGTTAAAATACTGAGCAAAGACAAGTGTATGAATGTCGTATCTTTCGTTTGCATCCAATAACCCTAACTGCGCTGCAGATGCGTTCGTACCACTTGCTAAAGGTTGCCACCCCGAAGCGTAGGATTCGCCACCATCGAATGTAATAGCCGTTTGTTGTGCGTCAATTACTACTACCTTTTGATTGTTTGTAGTTGACTGAGCGACTAAGCAAACCTTAACATCTGCGCGACTCAAACCGCCCGCTACGTTCAACACCTCCCAAGGTACAATTGTACCTAAAGGATTTGAGGCTCGCACTTGAACGTTGTAATTGTAAGACGTTAAGAAACTAACAATTCTATTCGAACCCGCTTTGTTTTCTATCTCATCGGTTGTCGTGTCGTATTGGTTTTCTCCATCTTGGAATATGTCAGATAGTGACATTTTAGAACCAACTGATGCAGCGTAAGTATTAATCGAACCACCGTTAAGGATGCCCAAAGGTGGCATCAATCCGAAGCCAGCGCCAACACCAGTTGTTAAATAGCTTCCCGTTGCCATCTCACCACGGACAATATAACGCTCTTGCAATAGTTGACTAACCGTATCATCTCCCGCCTTTCCGTTGAACGGTAGTACTCGTTGATTTAAACGTATGTCATCGTCTGTTAGTTGCCCGAATGTGTATGTATAGCCATTTGTTGCAAATATCTTTTTAAAGTATTCAAGTTCATAAATGGCTGGTTTGAAATCCCTAAGCGTATAAATGTTGTCGTCTTTTGCGTATTGAGGATATGTATAGCCCTCCGTGTTCGACCAAGACGCGATAATGTTTGCACGGTTAAATATGTGTGACAATTCAGGGAAAGACAATTCAGTCAGTTCCTTATCTCCCATCGCATTGAAGAAATTACTAACCTCGTCAAATACGTTTATTTTGTACTTAACCGCCTTACGATTCGTTGCCCGGTACTTGTTCTCTCTGACAATCTCCATCAACTGAATATATCCATCGAATACCTCCGTACCATTCTGAATTATTGAACATTTTGTTTTAACGTTACGATTGAATGTTTCGTTTGTTAGGTCGATATCGAAGTATAAACCTAATATCGTGGTATTGTTTTCACTCCCCTCGATTTCAATAGTACGCGAAACACCTCCAGACCTTGCGCCTTTCTTTGTGATTTCCGCGAAGGATAGGTCGATAGGAAAGTCAGTATCTTTGGGTAAGTCAATGAAACCCGTTTCAAGTTGTATCCTTGTCATTATCCGTTAATTTCGTCTTGTACTGCCATTGTAAATTGTAGGCTTACTTTTCTA